AACTGATAGTGCAAACAGACCAATTCCCATTATGATTAATGAAAGCGCACCTTTGACGACATTACCTATTTGCTTTCCTATAATAAACATGGTTAATGCCACAGCTCCAATAATCATTAAAATACCCATTGTATCTAAAAATCCTGGCATAATTAAATTAGAAAGTGCTAATGCGATAGATAGTGCTAAAATTGCACCAGCGGCTAAGATTAAGCCACTTGCTGTTTTCCTAATAGTTTTATTAATGCCCATTTTCTGGAAGAGGAAGAATACACCACCTATTACCATTAATACTAGTGCTGCTACCATTAAACCTTTCATGATTGCTCCAGCAAATGCATTCATTAACATTAAGCCTAAACCAATAGTAATAATACCAATTCCTAAGAAAGCTAATGATTTTGCATAAGCCTCTGCTTTCGTTTCATCTATTCGAAATAACTTCTCCCATGCCATAAATATTGCACCTAATCCAAACGCAACCATACCGAAGACAAAAAGTCCCATAATAATATGCTTTGCAAGTACTGCCACTAAAGCTAATGATAAACCAATCGATAAGATACCTAATCCTAACATGACCATTGCTTTATTAAAAGTCATAAATTTATCTAGAGCTTCTTCAGTAAAGTGCTCACCTATATACTTTGCTATTGCAACAACACCTAGAAGTAAAGGTACTGTAAATAACATACCTATAAGTGCAACTGGTGCTATTAATACCATTGCTGCCATCAATAATCCAAATTTCACAATTGATATTCCGATTGCGTGGAGTATTAATAATTTATCCAACTCGCCTTCTTTTAGGCCTTGAGTTGCCATTTTAATTCCCTGTATAATAACATAAATACCGCCAACCCAGACAGGTGCGGTTACTGCTGCAATCATTAAGATTGGTATTCCTATTACCATCGTTGCAGCAAACATTAATATAGATTTACCTATATCTCCTAATACTACTAATCCAGCGTTAAGTGCGCCAAATTTTGACGTTAAATCCTCAGCACTCTCGGCCTGGTTTAACGCGTCAATAATAAAGCCCATACCTAAACCAATTGGTTTAAGTGTTGGTGCTACTAAATTTAATACAATAGCCTCTTGAAGACCACCGCTGCCGGATTTTGTACCGTCAACGATAGTTTCTATAGCCTCGACCATTCGGTCTATTCTATCAAATATCTCTCCACCTTCATCAAATGTTTCTGCGACAAGAAGTGTGTTTTCGGCAATTTCGCCTAATACACCATCTTTAGAGCCGAATTTATCGAATGCAGTAGCTAACGGATTCTTCTTTGGCATGTAACTGACTTAATATTTTTAAAAAGAAAAGGGTATGCTTAGGAAAACATACCCCTCACTCTTATTATATATCTCTACATTTTCGGCATCTTAAACGATGGCGTCTTCATAGAGGGGATCTTGGGCATCGAAGGCGTTTTATACTTAGAGCTCATTGCGCTCTGTTGATCGTTGGCCTGTTCTTGTTGATCCGATTGTTGCTTATTCTTATTCTTGATGTACTCCGACAGATTCTTGACATAATACCAATATTCGTAGTAATACATGTTTTCGATCTCTGAAGGCTGCATCCTAAGATGTATACCCAGGTAGAACTTTGTCTTAAAGTAATTCTCCAGCGAGATCTGAAATAATGAAAAGACTTTTGATGCCACCTGGGAACTCAAGAGGGGCTTTCACCAACTCTCCGTCTACGGTAGATTCTAGTGTTGCTTGAACACCAATTCTCATTCTTTCAGCAAGTCTATATACAATCATAAACTTTTTTTGATCCCATGCCTTATAGTCTACTTCTAATTGAAATATCTTTGTTAGACTTAGGGTTCTCCAATCACCTTGTATATAAGGTAATACTTGGATAAATGCTTTATCAAATTCTATTTCCTTCTCATTACGATCTTTCAAGTATTGAGTAACCTCTTGCATAACACCAATTGTCGGTGGACACATTACGATTTCACCAGCAGAACGAGTTTTAATAACATACGTTCTTTTTTTATCATCATAATACTTTTCTATCTCTTCATCGATAATAGAAGGTACTAGGTTTTTAACTGCTAATTCAAGATCTATTTTCTTTTTAGTCTTTTCAGATTTACCATTTAACATTAATTTGTTTTCTGGTTCTGGAAAAGTAAGGTCTCTAATAGAAAGCAATAGAACTATTCTATCTTCTTCTAGAATATCCTTGTAAGATAATCTTTTACTACCAGATGTCATTTGAGTACATGATTCTACTACTGAGTTTAGCTTCTCTTCCATATCGATGTAATTATTCTCATCCATAGTAGAAAAATGTCTAATCTCTGCAGCTCTTGCAGATCTAATTTTAATTACACTATCAGCTGGATAAAATTTACCCATTGACGGTAATGTTACTTGATCCAATACATGCCATCCTAATGCACTATCAGAAGATTGTGCTTTATCTGGTGTAAAATTCGACATATTAACTCTACCAAGCCCACCTTTGTCAACAACAGATTCCATATCTGAAGCAGTTCCTTCATTTGAATCAGGAGTTGGGTTGTTAATAGCGTCTTTAGCTTCTAAGGCTCTCGCCATTTTAGCTTCTTCGGAACTCATTTTGTTTTTCTTTTCGCTCATTGTTATTTACTTTTTAAGTTTTTGAGATTTTGCTTTATGTAGGATCTCTGTTCTACAGTTCTTACACTTAATTCTGACTTTATTAGATTTCTTATGAATCCACTTACAGATATGGGACGAGTCTCATTATCCAAAGCATCATTCAAGATAATTCGGTTTACTTCACGAACTTCTCCCTCAGTCAAAAGGACTTGTAATTTTTTTGTTAGTTTATCACTCATAATCTTTTATTATCTTGATATTATATTATGTTTTTTAAAGTTAAAAAAAGAACGTGTTGTTTAGACACGTTCTTTATACTTAATTTATTAAATTAGTTCAACTCTTCTGAGAAAGTATCACACTTCCAACCTACTTCTAATGCTACTGCGTCAGCTGACTCGTAGTTAAGTTCACCAACAAGGTTTACACCTGAAGTGATGAAACAATCATCTAAAGTAATTTTTCTGTAAATATCACCTTCTCTGTTAAATTGTACAACAACTATTGTACCAACATAATTCTTTTTAAGACCCATTTCTCCAGTTTCTGGATTATATTGAGCTCTATACCATTGTCTTAATGTTTTATACAAGTAAGCTTGGTTAGAATCATTTAAGTTAAGCGAGAAGCTAACTGTAATATCAATTGAAGTTGCACCAGGCATACCAGCGTAAGATCTATCGGAAAACTTATATTTTTGTCCGATTGCATCTACTGCAGGAGCCATAGTATCTAATCCACTGATTGAATTAACGTGTTGTAAAAGGAACTCTTGTCCAGCAACTCCATCCGGTGGTAAAATTGTTACCTCGAATAGGTTAGCTTGAACGGGCTCGAAGTTTCTTCCCTTCTTGCTAGTTTGGTCCTCTGAATAATGTGGTAAAGCCATATCTTTAATTTCTTATTTTATTTATATATCGTTGTTTTCTTATGCAAAGTTACCCGTTGCGATTTCACCTGTATTTAATACTGTTACTCTCGATACTAAGATTTCAAGACCTTTAACTGGTTCTACGAACGTATCTAAGATTCCCATGTTGTTATCTATTACTTCAGACGTATTGTTTGAAGAGTCCATGATATTCTTATAGTCGTATACACCACCATCTTTCTTAACTGATTCCATAAAGTTATCAGCAAGAGTTTTGATCTCTAATCTAGTTTGAGCACTATTGAATTCAAATAGGTAATTCTTAAGAATTTCTGCAAGACCATCTTCAATGTAAATTAATACTTCTCTTACGTGAGCTGAAGAAAGTGCTGATTGAACTCCTTGTTGTGCAGTCTTGTTACCTTTAATAGTTAAACCTACGCCTCTTTCGAATACGATTGGGTTGTAACCAAATGGCTCAAGAATATCTCTATCATTTTTATCGAATGAGAACTCTAATGACTGTACTCCAGTTCCACCTACAACTCCTCTTCTAGGACCTGCGATGATTGACCATGGTAAAGCATCTAAATATTTATCGATATAGTTGTTAGATACGTATGCTGCTGGTGGAATTACTTTAGTTCTTCCATTCTCAATTACATTAAGACCAGGACCGTAGTAGAATGCATAAGATGCACCTGCGTTGATCGATGGTAATGTGTAAAGAGATGTTGGATTAGTATCTAAGTTACCTCCTGTTGCAACGTGATTCACACTAAATCCATAAGGAGCAAATGAGTCTTTAAACGTTGGGTTAGTTGCTGCTTTAAGTTCTTTCACCATTGGTGCGTTAAGAATTGCTGCTGCATTTTGTCTTTCTTTACATAAGAATGATAATTCTTCCTTATTTAAGATTGATCCGTTCTCTAAAGAACCAAATGTATCAACTACATATCTGAATGTGATATTGTCTTTATCTACTAAAGCGTTTCCTAAACCAGTTCCTGGCTTAATTGCTGATAGTAATTCTGCAATACTCTTTTCAGTTTGTGTTGCTCCTTCTAATGGGAACGTTTTATATAATCCAGAAGCATCTTCATATCTCTTAAGTGCATAAGCTGGTCTAGAAGAAACTACTCTATGTGTAAAGAATTTATATTTAGTATTAACACCATCGTAAGTTTTTTCGATTCTCTTAACTCTAGATAGTTTACCACCATCACCTGGGATATACATTCCTACTTTAATATTAGCGTTTAATACACCAACACCTGCGTAAGAGTAAGTAAATGCTCCAGCTAAATTATCAGTCCATTCCCAACCACCTGCTAGTGTAGGGAACATCTCTGTTCTATCGTTTGGAGATAATGTCCATATATCAAATGCTGTATTTAATGCTCTTTTATATACTACTAATTCAGATGCGTTAGCATTTGCGTAATCCGTACTAAATCCAACATTACCTGCTGGAGATACAGTTACCTCTCCTGTTACGTTATCTATATCAATTGTATTGATTGCAACATATTCACCTGCGTTTTCAGATAATAAGAATGCATTTCCACCTACTAATAAGTCTCCATACGCAAATGGCGCAGCGCTTAATTTTAAGTTTCCGTTGCCGTCTACTGTAACAACAGCTGGGCTATTCCATGTTGCTGATGTTCCAGCTGCAAATTTCTCATAAGATTTAGAAATATCACCGGTTGTTGAAGTAATAATTGAACCGCCTGCAGTAGCTTCTATTGTATCAATCTTAACAAACTCTCCAGGTATTACAGATTTTAAATATTTAGTATCGTTAATTCCTGCAGTAGCAAGTCCAACTGGTGTAGCTCCTAAGATTGTTAAAGTATATCCATCTACTGAATTGTCACCGAAACCACTAATATCTACTATAGTACTAGTTTTTATTTGTTCTACTTTATGTGATAATACTTCGTAATCTTGGTAGATGTCGAAATTGTTACCAATTAAATCAATTTGTGGAAGTGCATCTTCTCGTACAGCACAGAATAAACCTGTTCTTCTAGCCTCCATATTAATTAGAGTTTCGATGTACATTTGATTACCTTCAGCATCAATAAATTCAGGGATTAAAGATAATCCATTATATTGTGCCATTAAAGTTACTTCTCTTAATCCAGCAAATTTAGCGAATTCTGATTTGTATAAACCATTAGCATCAAAGTAAGTACCGTAGTTAGGGTCATTATTTAATTCAGCAGCATCAAATTTACCTTTGAATACAAATACATCTACTAAGTAGTCTGATACGTATTCATCAGCTTCAACGCCTTCTGGAATGTTAGATTCTCCGTACCATTCTCTTGCAGTTAATTCAAAACCTCTAGTATCAGCAGCTTGTCTAATGATAATTGTGATTGGGTCTTGTTTGATATTTACAAAAGAGATACCATGGTTTGTATCTTCAGCAGCAGCTGCTAATAACTTCTCGTCTGAAGGATTCCAAAACTTATCAATATCAAATACATCGCTGAATTTCTTACCAGCAACGGCAGATGATTGAATAGTGTTAGCAGATAAACCTTCCGAAGAAGAGTTAGTTGCTGGAGATAATATCGATACTTGATCGTCAGAATCATCAGCAGTTAAGTTTAATGCTAAGATTGGTCCTCTAGATAAAGCTTCAATAGCTGATCTGTGGAAGAACATATTTTTCTTTTCTAGTGACTTATCGATGCCACCGAATACATTTTTAAACTGTTCAACATCTTCTACTAATACTGGAGTGTTGTAAGGACCTTTGTTAGATCTACCTACAACTAATCTAATAGTTTCAGCAGGGATGTTCACGGTTTGTGATTTGTCGAACTCTAAGCGATATACGCCTGAGCTTTTGAACTGTAGTAATTGAGGACTTAATGCCATAATCGTTTAGTTGTTATTTTTTAATTCTTTTATTATATATCCTTGTCTTTTTGCAAATTTATTTGAGTAGGTCATAAATGTCATATTGTAAATCTCCTTGCTGATCACTATCCTTATATAAGATGCTTTCCATCTCGTCGTGAACCGCAGGATCTATGAAATCTAAGATCTCCTCAATGAAATCTGCATAATCCGTTGTGTTAAAAAATTCAGTCGCAGTAATACATGTCATAATAACATCATCGTTCCCCATTTGAGCGCCATAACTACCGTTTGGTAAAGTACCAAATAAGGATGCCTCAGTCACTGTAACTTCATCAGTTAAATCTAATCTATTTATCTTATACAATTTTGCAAAATTCTGACAAAAGATAGCTTTATTGTCAGATTTTAGTTTTATTCCTGGTTTTATTGTCTTTGCGTCGTGTCTATGTCTGAATTTTACTATCATCTCATCGTCAAAATCATTTCTTTGTGGAAATATACTTCTTAGATACTGGAATAAAACTGTACCATAAGTATTATACTCTACAATCATTTTTACGTTTTCAGAGTTAAAAACGTCTACTGCTAAAGTATAAAGTACCTTTGCAAAATCTTCGATGACATGTTCATTAGATTTAAACCTAGCAACTTGTTCAAATTTAAAAAAGTCGTACATCGCACCAGGATTAATAACGTTCTTAATTTCTTCTGAATTCATCGGAGCGACTTTAAAAATATTAATAACGGAGGAATCACCACCATTACCTTCTGCAATATCTACTGAGAACAACCAAAAGTTTTCAGTATCTTTACAAGTATCAATATCAAAGTTTGGATCCCATTCTAAAAAACCTTTTGTATCAATACTAATATAATCGAATTCATCAAAGTCATGATAGACATAAGGCTTCATTCTCTTTCTCATCTTCTTCATATCGACTGGGTCTAATAAGAGGTTGGATGAGGAAACGAATTCATTCCCATATTGTTTATTAAAGGCTTCGATCGAACCTAGGTTAGCAAGCTCTCTTTCATACCAAGCCTCGTCTCTATCTGGATGTTGCCACCAATCTATCCTCGTTGCTAAGTATTCATTATCACCTCGATCTGCCGCAGCATAGATTTGATAGAACTTATTAAATCCGTTTGGCGTAGATGTAATTGTTATTCTTGAGACTTTCGATGAGGATAATGTAGGATATACATTCTCATAAAAAGAATCAGCAATTGATGGATGGACGTGGGCAAACTCATCTAGGTATAAGTTATGGATTGTAAAACCAATACCAGATTTTGCTGTGGTTGATTGTCCTATTAGACGACAACCATTATCACAACGTACATTCATTACATCATATTTAATAATACCAGGTTTCATAAAGAACGGTAAGTTCTCAATTACTGTTTTGGCTTTATCAATAATTTCTTTTGTTGAATCAGATTTATTCGCAAGTAGCAGAGTATTCTTATCCATATTAAAGGTAACATACCATGCATTAAAAATAGATGCGGTAACTGTTTTACCCATTTGTCGAGCAGCAAGAACAATATTAAATCTATCATTCTGGAAATTCCTCAACATATCCTTTTGATAATCTCTTAGGGTTACCTGTTGAATACCCTCATCTGTCATTACTACTGCATACTTCTCTGCAAAATAGACAATGTCCTTGGCGCATCTGGCTAACTCACTAATTTCCTCATCAGTATATTCAAATACAATATTACCCTTCTTTAGAAATTGTCTACCCTCGTAGAATGGTAACTTAATCTTAGGACGATAACCCTGATCCAAGGCCACTAACAGATCATCAATCTGCTTGGTCGACCAAACGATCCTGTCAGCTGCATCTGTATTACCCTCCTCTTTTGGGATCCATTTATTATCTCCTATTCCGTCTGACATTTATTATTCTTCTGTTGGTTCTACGTCTTCAATATCTTCTTCTGACGCTCCGTGAATACCTGCTTGAATTGCAGCCATTAGGTCTTTTGTACCTCTTTGAATATTTTTATTACCAGTATCTCCTCCAGCACCTTCAATTTCAGTTTGATTTGCTCTCTTCTGGTAAATTTCTAAATCCCTTGCAATTCTTTTTGTACCCTCTTCCGCTGCCATTAAGTACATGGTTTGCGACTTAATAATATCTAACATTGATTTTTGTAGAGTTGCAAGAACCTCAAACATTCTAGGTGCTAATTCTCCTGAGTCAATTGTTTCTAATAGAGTTGTTAGAGCTTTTTCACCTGCATTTAATTGATAGATCAGAGAGGACATTGTCATCTCATCCATTTGTTTTTTTGCAGCTATGTACTCATCCTTTTCGATAATATCAGCATCAAGATAAAATTTCATTAAGGCTGTAATAGTCTTTTGTGCTTTTTTAGTTGCACTTGACTTTAATTCAGTATAATTTATTGATGGTACCATCGAAGTTGGCTTAGCCTGAATAGGAAGATCTTTAGGATCGTTTTCAACATCTAATGGACTATCTCCAATTAATGCATCTAATTCTAACCTAATGTCGTCTGCTTGTTCTGCTATTGTTTTCTTCTTTTCGCTCTCGCTCATATTATGATATTATATTGTATATATCTAGCTTACACTAGTAACAAATTTAGTTTAAGTTTGTTACTTGTTTTGATTGTACTTTCTTAACTGTATAGAAGGAATTGCGTTATCAATAATATATGTTAGTCTATTATCTCTAACAATATATTGTTGTAACATGTTCGTATGTTGGTCTTTACCGATAATCTTAGTGTATAACCTAATGTTAGTCATTGCTAATTTACCTGGCATTAAAGCCCATTTTTGTGATGTAACCCATCCTTGAGCAGCGCCTAGTTCAAAGTTTTGATCCATTACATTAATTAAAGTATCTGAAACAGACATACTTGTCAATGTATTGCTCTTTGGGTTTAACTGATACACATTAGCAGATGTATTACTATAT